CACCAGCACATAAGATTGAATGAGGACGGCAGCCGAGCGCCACATTCCCACTTATTAATTTGTCCATCTGTAACGCCGAGCATGGCGTTCAAACTTTCTTGACTGATCTTTTTACTTTTACGAACCTGAATCAGCTGGCCTATCATCTCTTTGTAAAACTCCACCTCCATTGGGGTCGGATGATTCACATAGACTTTGGTCGGGATCGCTATGGTATTTTTGAATATGGCTGGCGATCTTTTGGGCGGTGCTGAATCGCAGTTCTTGACCATGCTTGGCCCTATAAAAAGTGCTGCTTGGAACACCAGACTTTGCACACGCCCGTCTCAGTTCGGCTTCTGATCCTCGGCATAATACGAGCAACTGTTCATAGTATCCAATCAACATATCCATTCTCCTTGAGTTGCACCTATACAGGATCTACTGCATAAGTGCAACCCTTAGAGAAGGTATTATCGTGGCTTTCGAGGGTGTTCTAATCCACGATCAATGTATTCATCGACCCTTTCTTTGGTCCATATCTCGATGATTACTTTGTTTGGCAGCTGCTCAAAGGCAGATCCTTCTTTTTCGACATAGTATTCTTCGACCATCTGCGCTTTGTCTCCAAACAGATGTCTGACTGCCGCACTGGTGGCATCATTCATCGGGATGATCAGGCGTTGAGACCACGCTTGTTGGATTACGAAATACATTTGCTTCTCCTTTTAGAAGTGATGACCATACATATCGGATGCTTCGAGCCGATCCTCATATTGTTCGAAGTCGTCCCATTCATCTGGCGTAATGCCAGTCTGAAGGAACTCCCGCTCGATGACGGACAAACTTGGGAAGGCATCCTGAATTAGTTTGCCATTACGCCATGCGTTATAGGATTCATAGAACTGGTCTGGCTCCATATCGAATACCATCATGTTTATGCAGCCGGACAGCATTGATTTATTTTCGAAATGAATCATTGGTTCTCTCCTTTTGATTTACGATTGGCCGCTTATGGGGTAGCGACCCAGAGGATTGTGAACAGGGCGACCCAGAGGGCAAACGCTAGAGTCTCTATTGTATAGGTGCAGATCTTTGTCATTGGGGATCCAATCAAAAATATAGGGAGTGAGACCGAAGTCCCACTCCCGTTGGTGTCAGTTGACACCATTGGTGTTAGGAAGGCTGTCGAGAGACACGCCGAGCTTACGAGCAAGATGTTGAACGCTCACATTGGAGACATCGACATTCTTGCTAGGCATAGGCTTGGGTTGAGCCTTGTATTCAAAAGCCTTTGGAGAAATGGCATTGTGTGCGGCTACGCACTTGCTGAGGAGGAGATCCAGAGCAGCCATTTCTTCTTCGATACGTTCAAGGCGCTCGGTCGCGCGATTGATATTCTGAATTGAGATCTCAGTGCCATTGGCAGCAAAGAGTGCTTCTTTGGCGCGCTCGCGCTGAGTATCTAGTTGAGTTGAAAGCCAGTCCTTCTGACGGGACAGTGAGTATGCAAGACCATTGTAAGCGGTAGTCAAAGTGTAGCGCATAGTATTAACCGAGACAGTTGTTCCGTCACGATCTTCGTATGTAATCATATAATTGAAGAGATTGGACAATCCAAATATTACAGTTTGGGCTAACTCATCTGCATGAGCGATACGGTCAGGGTTGATCGTAACATTAACAACGTCCAGTTTCTTCTGTGCTTTCTTAGACATGATACTCTCCATTTTGAACATCCGACGGACTATCCGGCGGTATCCCCAGCAAGCAGCCGACCGAGGTCATGTCACCGAGCGCAGCGAGGGGAACAGCTTGCCTGTTGACATAGACCGAAGGAGGATGCGAGCGATCAAGGGATATGCCGAGATAGGCCGTATGTCTCAAAGGGAGATGTGGATCATGGTGAGCACTGAAGGGAATGGCAGTGTTATGGATCAAGTGCCCTTGACAAGGTTATCAGTCTCCCCCTTATCTATCCCCCTCGGGTTTGAGATGGTAGTCATATGAATGTAGTGAAAGTTAGTGATGGAATCCCTAATCTAACGCGCAAACAAGACACGTTTATAGAGGCGTATGTAGCAAACGGTGGTAAGGGAACAGCCGCTGCAAAAGAGGCTGGTTACGCTGAAAAGTCTGCTCATGTCGAGGCGTGTAGATTGCTTCGTAACCCATTGATTATCCAAGAGATATACAAGCGCACTACTTTGGCTATTGGTGCAAGTCTGCCTAAAGCGTTCAGGACGATAGAACGGTTGAGCAGTGAAGCTAAATCTGAATACGTTCAACTTGAAGCGTCGAGAGATCTGTTAGATCGTGTAGGGCTGAAAGCACCGGAACGTATAGATCACCGTGTAGACGGAACGCTGAATGTGAGTATAGATCTGGGATAGTTGTATAGTTATCCACAAAATATCCAGTGAATATTAACGGTAGTATAGAGCTGGAATGGTAGGGGGTAGGGTAAAAACGGTTCCGGTTACTGAGTGAGAGGACCATCACAAGTATTTTACCCCTTCAAGGTTCGGTGCATTTCCGCAAAAACGGGTTTAAAATATTTTCTCCCCCGAAAGGTTCCGGTTATGAATGAGATTCTTCTGGCTTCTGTTATTTTTGCTTCGCCGCACTTTTGCCTAGATCGGGCTTTGATTGCTGAGAATCTTCTGAGGGAATACCATGAAGAGCCTCAGTCCCCTGTTATGATAGATAATAAATTGGCGCTTCAGTTCTACCGTGGTCCTCATAGTTGGACTTTGACATCGGTTGAGCCTGATGGTCGGACTTGCGTTATTGCAGCTGGCTCTGGCTGGGACTTGGAGAAATCATAATGGCTACTCCTCTCTGGCAGCGCAAAGGTGGTAAGGATCCGCAGGGTGGATTGAACGCCGCTGGTCGTGCGTCTTACAAAAAAGAGACGGGTGGTAACCTGAAGGCTCCGGTCAAGGGGACACCGAGTGGACCAGAAGAAATGCGTCGGAAGGGTAGCTTCCTTGTCCGTATGGGTTCGGCAGCTGGTCCTCTAAAGAAGCCAAATGGTGATAAGACCAGATTGAAACTGTCTCTTGAGGCTTGGGGTCATATGGGTGACAAGGCAAGTGCGGTTACCAAAGGCCGTCGATTGCTTGCCCAATATCAAGCGAGGAAGAAAAAGAAATGAGCAAAGCACCATTGGGTTCCGGTGAGCGCTACAAAAAACTTGTTGGCGATCTTGAGAAGAAGGGTGTAAAAGATCCGAGGGCGCTTGCCGCTTGGATTGGTAGAAAGAAGTATGGCAAGGCCAAGTTCCAAAAACTCGCAGCCGAAGGGAAGAAGTAAATGGCAAAGGCAATGGGCAAACCAATGGCGAAAGCCGCACCGAAGATGCCGGAAAAATCAGCAATGAAGAAACCCATGATGGCTATGAAAGCCGCCATGAAAAAGAAGATGAAATGAACGATAGTTCAATCGTTGATCTGGCTGCTTACAAGAAAGCCGAGTTGGGTGAATATAGCGTAGATGACATCTTCGATGATCTGCGGGGTAAACTCAAAGACGGAATTGTAATCGGCTGGTCCAATGAAGATGAGTTCATTCTGTCCTGTAATCCTATGGATCTGAGTGATCTCATCTATCTTCTTGAGCTTGCAAAGACAGCTTTAATCAAGACAGCACATGAGTGATGATCAGACTGGTAGCTTCTCCAGTCTCTTGAGCCATGCGGATCGGCAGCGGCTTCGTGAGATTGTGAAGAAAACGCATCTCAAATTCTATCCGGCAAGCAAGCTGACAAATTATGAGTGCGATAAATTCATTGATAATATAGGGCCGGAGGTCATGTTGCCTCTGCTCAAGAAGGCCGTGGATGGTAACCTGATTGGTTAAGTTCAATTATAAGCCTGACGGCGAGACGCTCAAACAGTTTATGAAGAGCGACAAGTTCTTTCGTGGACTTCGTGGTCCGGTTGGCAGCGGCAAATCTGTTGGCTGCGCAGTTGAGGTGTTTCGTCGGGCGTTACAACAAGAAAAAGGAGCTGACGGTATCCGTCATTCTCGTTGGGCTATTGTCCGTAACTCCTACCCCCAGCTTCGGACCACAACCATCAAGACATGGCTTGACTGGTTCCCAGAAGATATATGGGGCAAAATGCAATGGCATCCACCACCATATACCCATCGGTTGCGTCGTGGGGATGTTGACCTTGAAGTTATCTTTCTGGCTCTCGATAGACCGGAAGACATCAAAAAACTTCTATCTCTTGAGTTGACTGGCATTTGGTTAAACGAAGCCAGAGAGTTTCCAAAGTCTATTGTCGACGCTTGCACGATGCGTGTTGGTCGTTATCCCTCGATGAGAGACGGCGGCCCGACTTGGTATGGGGTTATTGCTGATACCAATGCGCCAGACGAAGACCATTGGTGGCCCATCATGGCTGGCGAAAGTCCCTTGCCGGATCATATTAGCCGCGAAGAAGCCTTGATGTTGGTCAAGCCGGACACTTGGGAGTTCTTTAATCAGCCATCCGCTCTGTCTGAAATTAAGGATGAACAGGGTGAATTGATTGGATATAAGAGAAATCCAGAAGCCGAGAACCGCAAGAATACTGTCGGGAATTATTATGAGGACATCATCAAGGGTAAGTCCCGTGGCTGGATTAATGTGTATGTTATGAACCGATTGGGTAGTCTGAATGATGGAAAACCTGTCTACCACATGTTCAATGAGGATGTTCATGTGGCTAAAGAACCTGTTTTGCCGATGCCCAACATACCAATTATTGTAGGATTGGACTTCGGATTGACCCCTGCTGCCGCATATTGCCAGCATATTCGTGGCAAATGGCTGGTACTTGGAGAGCTTGTTGCTGAAGATATGGGTATTTTAAGGTTCACTGAAGCGCTAAAACGTGACCTTGCCATGCGGTTTCCTAACCAAAACTACATGATTTATGGTGATCCGGCTGGTGATTATAGGGCGCAAACTGATGAACGCACCCCATTTCAGATCCTCCGGTCTGCCGGAATCAAGGCTTTCCCCGCTGGAAACAATGATATTGCCCTTCGTATTGAAGCAGTATCCGCTCCCTTGAATAGAATGGTAGATGGTCAAGCAGGGTTCCTGATTGATAACCGCTGTGTAAATCTTATCAAAGGATTTCGTGGTGGGTATGGGTATCGCCGTATGCAAATCTCTGGTGCCGAACGCTATGAGGATAAGCCGGAGAAGAACAAGTTCTCTCACGTCCACGATGCGCTCCAATATGCTTTCATTGGCGGCGGAGAGGGACGGGCGTTGACAATGGGCGGTAAATCAAGCAGACCTGTCCAAGCAAAAACTGGGTTTGATGTGTTCACTCGGAAGCCATTGGCCCCGAAGAAGCGCGTAAGTGCATTGTAATAGTTTGTCCATTTGGACAATCGGTATCATACAGATTATAGTTGGAGACAATCATGTGTGATTTGTTCAAGTTTGATTCCCCCTCTTCTACGCCACAGCAGCAAAAGGCGGAACAACAGCAACAAGAGATGATTGCCAATCAACAGGCAGCAGCCGACGCTGCGCGTTCAGATGAAAAACGCAAGCGCACCGCCGAAATGATTGGTCGTAGTGCTGGCCTGTATGGTCTTCGTTCTTTGATTTCCGGTCCCGCTGGTGGCTCTGGGTTCCTTTCCAAAAAGGCTAGCTGATGGCTCTTGAAGAGCAAGTTCTTTCCGTAGATAATTTCTCGGTTGATTCGCTGACTGAGCGATTTCGTCGTGCAAAACATATTAAAGATCTTTGGACCCCCAAGTTTGAAGAATGTTATGAGTATGCTTTCCCACAACGGGAAAGTTTCTACGCCCAAGAACAGGCGCAAACAAAGACAGACAAGATCTTTGACGAGACTGCCG